CCAACAACGCCCGAAGCCAAGCCCAAGGGCGGAGCAGTGGGCCACGGACAATCCTTGGTTTGGTCAGGATAGAACCCTAACGTATGCAGCTTGGGGTATTCATCAAACCCTAATTGAGGACGAAGGTGTTGACCCCAATACCGAAGAGTACTATACTGAGTTAGACCGAAGATTGCGTGATGAATTTCCGCGACGCTTCGCCAGCCAGCAGGCTGAACAACCAGTTGCCAGACAACAGCGTCCCGCGTCCGCTGTTGCACCTGCCTCCCGAAGTTCCGGGGTTGCAAGTACGCGCCGTTCTGTCCGGCTATCGCCGAGTCAGGTTGCCATAGCTAAAAAGCTTGGTGTTCCGCTTGAGGAATATGCCAAGTATGTAAAGGAGTGATCTCATGAGCGATCAAAAAGTAACTATCGATAGAGCACCCCGCGCTAGCCGTGAAAAGGAAGCTCGTCGCAAGCCATGGGCACCGCCTTCGCGCCTTGATGCGCCTCCAGCTCCTGCTGGATACAAGCATCGCTGGATTCGTGCCGAAATCAACGGTTTCGAGGACAAACAGCATGTATATGGTCGTCTTCGTGAGGGCTACGAGTTAGTCCGTAATGAGGATTTGCCAGAGGAATACCGCGACACGCTGCCAACCCTAGAGGATGGTAAGCATGCTGGGGTGGTTTCTGTTGGTGGCCTAATGCTTGCTCGGATTCCTGAGGAAACGATTGAGGAACGTAACCAGTACTATCAACGTAAAGCGCAGGATCAGATGCAGGCTGTGGACAACGAACTGATGCGTGAGAACGCGCACTCGTCAATGCGGATTCAGAACCCCGAAAGGAGTTCCCGCACAACCTTTGGAAGCCGCTAACGCGGTTTTATGAACCTCTTAGGAGAATCAAATGGCAAACGTAGATAAAGCCTTTGGTTTGCGTCCTGTTGGCAATGTGACCGGTCGTGTTACCGGTGCCCAGTACGGGTATCAGATTGCTGACAACCAAGCCGGGGCGATTTATCAGGGTGACTTGGTTGCCCTATCCGCCGGGTATATTGTGAAATTCGTTGCTGCTTCGCATGCTACTGCTATCGGAGTTTTCAACGGCTGTTTCTACACTGACCCAACTTCTGGTAAGCCTACCTACAAGAACTACTATCCGGGTAGCGTCAACATCACCAGCGGCACCATCCAAGCCGATGTGATTGACGATCCCAACCAGTTGTTCGTGATCCAAGCTGATGACAGTGTTGCGCAAGCTGACATTGGTCAAAACGCTCCGGTTGCAACGGGTTCTACCGGCAGCACCGTCACGGGTGTTTCCAACATGGAGTTGGACGCATCTGCAATTGCAGCTACTTCGACGCTAGCTCTGAAGATTTTGGGCGTTTACAACTCGCCTGACAACACTTTGGGTAGCACGAATGTGGATGTGATTGTCAAGATCAACACTCATAGCCTCGGTAGCGTTGGCACCGCTGGCGAATAAGGAGTAAATAGAAATGGCAATTTCACGCGCACAACTCGTTAAAGAACTAGAGCCCGGGCTGAATGCCCTGTTTGGCATGGAGTATGACCGTTACGAAAACGAGCATGCTGAAATCTTCGCAACCGAGTCTTCGGACCGTGCTTTTGAAGAAGAAGTGATGCTCACCGGTTTCGGTGCTGCTCCTACCAAGACTGAAGGCGCTGGTGTCGCTTATGACTCGGCTCAAGAGTCGTTTACCGCTCGTTACAGCCACGAAACCGTTGCTATGGCGTTCGCCCTGACCGAAGAGGCCATTGAGGACAACCTCTATGACCGCTTGGCTTCGCGTTACACCAAAGCTCTGGCTCGTTCGATGGCACACACCAAGCAAGTTAAGGCTGCGGCTATCCTGAACAACGCCTTTAACACCTCTGGTGCGTACAACGGCGGTGACGGTGTATCGCTGTGTAACGCTTTGCACCCGACCGCTCTTGGCCCCACGTTCTCCAACACGCCCGCTGTGGCTGCTGACCTGAACGAAACCTCGTTGGAGCAAGGTATCATTGATATCGCTGCTTTCACCGACGAGCGTGGGTTGAAGGTTGCCGTGCAGGCCCGTAAGCTGGTCATTCCTAAGGAGCTTCAGTTCACCGCTGAGCGCCTGATGAAATCGACGCTGCGTACGGCTACTGCCGACAACGACATCAACGCCATCCGTTCGATGGGCATGGTGCCGGAAGGCTACGCTGTGAACCACTTCTTGACCGACACGGACGCTTGGTTCCTCATGACCGACGCTCCTAACGGCCTGAAGATGTTCAACCGCGCTGGCATCAAGACCGCCTTTGAAGGCGATTTTGACACCGGTAACGTGCGTTACAAGGCCCGTGAGCGCTACAGCTTTGGCTGGAGCGACCCGCGTGGTATCTACGGTTCGTCTGGCGCGGCGTAAAGCCAAGGAGGCTTCGGCCTCCTGCCTATGAACCTAGGGGGCTTCGGCCCCCTTTTTCTTTGCCTTCTTTTTGCGTCTGCGTTCTTCCCGCAGATTATGGTGGTGGATGCGGTGGCAGTTAGCGCATAACGGTACGCACTTGGCTATCTCGGCAAATAGTAATTCTTCTGCTCGACGACGTACCAGCGTGTGGATGTGGTGTTCTTTGGTACCCGGCGGGTGGTGGAAATCTATGGCTGCTGGGTGAGAGAACCCGCAACTAGCGCATTTGACGCTGGCTTTGTATTCTGCCCAGCGCTTACTAAACGTACGTCTTTGCTGCCGCTGCTTGGCTGCTAGCGCTTTTTTGTTGTTTTGGTAGTGTTTAGCGGAGGCTTTTTTTGAAACTTCTTTTCGTTTCTTTGGGTCTTTATACGGCACGATTTACTTTACATCTCCAGTACAAACAAGAATCGCCTGCCCAAGGGTCGGATGGTTCATATAACTTAAAGCCGCATGTTATCAAACTATTGGAACTAGCTGGATTTTCATACGTTTCTGTCACCGCCCAGTTCATGCCTAGTTTTCTGGCTTGATTCAATCGGGCGCGTATCAATCGTTTCTGCAGCCCTTGGCCTCGGTGTTCAGGCACCACGCCTGCTCGACAGAAGTAGACGCAATCTGTCCAACGAGCAGACGGCACCATTCCAGCAAAGCCGACTGCCCCTGCTTTTCGTTCAAAAGCCACAAACCACCACCCTTCAAGCGGAGGATAGATCTCGTCATAGGGCAGGGATTGGAGCTGTAAGCCGCATAGGATGTTCCTCCAATATATCTTTGAGATATCTACGGAACGTATTTTGTATTCCATGGTCTACCAAAAAAGGGTTGACTTGTAGTTTAATTGGTGTATATTACGGTAGCAAGTCCGGGGTTCCCCGGTATTACTGACAGTCCCGGCTGACGACATGCAGACAGTAATACCTACGTTTTAACTCGCATGTGAGGAACAAAATGGCTAACACCACTTTTACTGGCCCGGTTATTTCCAATAACGGTTTTGAGGGCCCTTACGCTGACCTGACGATCACCACCACTGCAGGGCTTCCTACTGCTTCCGCTGCTAATGCAGGTCAAGTTCGCTTGATTAGTGACAATGGCGCAGGCAACAACGAGTACTGCTTGGTTATCAGCACTGGTTCTGCTTGGGTTACTGCTGTTGGCGCTGCTCTGTCGTAATTTGTCTCCCGCAAGGGTTTTTAACTCAAGGAGCAAATTATGGGATTTATGAGCGATGTAAAAAGCACCCGTCTAAATGGTGCTGGAGGGGCCATTTTTGGCGGTCCTGCCCGTGTTAAGGGCATTTATATCGTCTCTACTGCTACTGCAGGCTCGGTGGTGATTAAGGATGGGGGTTCTGGCGGAACCACTGTTTGCACCATTGATACTCCAGCTGCCGTAGATACGATGTATATACGCTTGCCTGAGGATGGTCTTCGGTGTGCTACCGACGCCTATGCCACCCTGTCTAATGTCACGGCTGCGACATTCTTCTACGCTTAAAGGATTGATATGGACCAGAAGAAAATGGCTAAGTTAATGAAGCCTTATCGGCCTCGCAATCCTGAAGCTAAGGCGGGGGATGAGCAGGTTTATACTCCTGAGACCCGTCGTCGCATCAAGCAGATGGAAGAAGAGCGCAAGGACAAGAAGTTTTTGCAAGACTCTGATAAGGCGTATCGCAAGGCTATTGGCATGAAAAAAGGCGGCATGGTGACCAAAGGCTGTGGAATGGCTCGTCCCCAGAAGTTTCGGGTGATGTAATGGGGTCTGCGGCATGGACACGCAAAGAGGGCAAAAACCCGAAGGGCGGTCTGAACGCCAAAGGCCGCGCCTCTTACAAAGCCCAGACCGGTGGGACGCTAAAGCCGCCCGCGCCAAAGCCAAAGACGAAGAAGGACGCCGCGAGGCGAAAGTCTTTCTGCTCTCGCATGGAAGGCATGAAGAAGAAGCTTACTTCAGCCAAGACAGCGAAAGATCCGAACAGCCGTATAAACAAGAGCCTTAGAGCATGGAACTGCTGATATGAGTAGCGACGTAAAAAGCATAGCTGACGCCGCCGCTGCGGCTACCGCAGTTGGCACAGTGATGGAAATCATTCCTTCTATCGCTGGTATCTTTACTATTGTTTGGCTTGGTATCCGTATTTGGGAAAGTGATACGGTGCAGGGTTTAGTTGGCAAAATTAGGAAGAAAGATGCCAGCGAAGAGTAAAGCCCAACAAAAGCTCATGATGGCTGCGGCGCATAACAGGGCTTTTGCTAAAAAAGTCGGGGTGCCGCAAAGCGTAGCCAAGGAGTTTATTGGGAAAAGCAAGGGCGGCTCGGTCAATCGCATTGGTCGAGCTGTGATGCCTTCTCGCCGCGATCCTGACATTGGCAAAATGATTAAGCAGGTGAAAGTGCCTACTAAGAAACGGAGAACGTAGATGGCTACTTCAGGGACGGCTACGTTTAATTTAGACTTTGACGATATCATTGAAGAGGCATATGAGCGGTGTGGCTTAGAGACCCGTACGGGCTACGATATGCGCACAGCTCGTCGTTCCCTGAGTATTATGTTGATGGAATGGGCCAATAGGGGGCTGAATCTGTGGACTATTGAGCAGCGCTCGGTTACCTTGGTTGCGGGCACAAACAGCTATAACTTGCCGCAGGATACCGTTAATATCTTGTCCGCTGTTGTAAGAACAGGCTCAGGCTCTACCCAACAGGATATTACTCTTGACCGCATAAGCCAAAACGAATACTTACATTTACCTGACAAAAATACGCAGGCTCGTCCCGCTCAGTACTTTCTGCAGCGTACTACGACGCCGGTTTTATTTGTATATCCTGCCCCCGATGCTTCCAGCACCTACACTTTTCAGTATTACGCAGTGCGGCGTATTGAGGATGTTGGAGCATTCACTAATACAGCGGATGTAGTATTTCGTTTCATGCCCTGTTTAGTTGCAGGGCTTGCTTACCATATTGCCTTGAAAAAGGCTCCAGACCGCATAGTTGTGCTAAAACAGCTATATGAGGAGGAGTTTGCTAGGGCGGCTATGGAAGATAGGGATACGGCTAGTGTCTATTTGACGCCTGAGATAAGTGTAGGGTAAGGCATGGGCAGCGGCTTTGCTCTTGGCAAAAACGCCCTTGCAATATGCGACAGGTGTGGCCTCCAGTATAGATTCCTTGATTTAAAAAAGGAATGGACCGGTTTTAAGACCTGTCCAGAGTGCTACGAGCCAAAACACCCTCAGCTTGAGCCAAAGCGTAATATTAGCGATGCTATAGCGCTACGTGATCCAAGACCAGACCAGCCCAGCGTTTTGGACGTATATGTGGGGGCTCCTGCTGATTCAGCTTTCTTGAGCATTGGCATGCAACCTGTCCCCTTGAATAAACCGCTGGTGTCGGCGATAATGCTAGGGACCGTCACGGTCACAACGGGGTGAAGTGCTTTGAATTACTCTGAACTCACTACAGCTATTCAGGACTATACGGAAAATACGTTTACGTCCACGCAGCTTGCTACTTTTGTAGAACAGGCTGAACAGCGTATTTTCAACATGGTCCAGTTCCCGTCGTTGCGCAAAAATGTGACGGGCACTACTACTGCAAGCAATCGGTATCTTGGATGCCCGACGGACTTTTTGTCGGTGTATTCAATGTCCTTGGACACCGGTTCGGGGTCCTTTGAGTTTTTGCTGGACAAGGACGTAAACTTCATTCGTCAGGTGTATCCCAATCCGTCGTCCACCGGCACCCCAAAATATTATGCTTTGTTTGGTCCTCAGTTTGGGGATGAAAAGGAGCTGTCCTTTATCTTAGGGCCTACGCCTGATGCCAACTATTCGGTTGAGCTGCATTATTTCTACTACCCCGAGTCGATCACAACTGCTGCTTCTGGTCAGTCTTGGTTAGGCGATAATTTTGATCCAGTTCTGCTTTATGGCTCCTTAGTAGAGGCATATACCTTTATGAAGGGCGAAGCAGACTTGTTGAATTTGTATAACGGCAAGTTTAGCGAAGCATTGCAGATGGCTAAACGTCTTGGTGATGGCTTGGAGAAGCAGGATGCTTACCGTTCAGGCCAACCAAAAGTACCTGTGAATTGAGGTAAAAGATGGCCCTAACTCAATCAGTCGCTACAAGTTTTAAGGTCGAGTTGATGAACGCAGTTCACAACTTCACCAGTGACACGTTCAAAATTGCCTTGTACACCTCTTCTGCCACATTGGACCAAACTGTAACCGCGTATAGCGCTACCAATGAAGTGAGCGGCACGGGGTACACGGCTGGCGGAAACACCTTGTCTGTTTCTGTGGTTCCGACTTCAGCTAATAATTCTTCGGGTATTGGCACTGCTTATATCTCGTTCAGCAACACGACATGGCCCGGGAGTACGATTACTGCCCGTGGCGCACTTATCTACAACAGCAGCAAAGCCAATCGTGCCGTTGCTGTTTTAGATTTTGGGGCCGATAAGGCTACTTCAAACGACACGTTCGCGGTCAATTTCCCGACTGCTGATGCCAATTTCGCCATCGTGCGGATTTCTTAACAGGAGTTCAATATGTACTCAGAGCATAACAAAGCCGCCGATACCACTGATGCGGGTTTGATTCGTAATACTCAAGCTGCGGAGCGGATGGGCGCAGGCGGTGTTTTCACCGTCAAATGCCACGATGCTGAAGGCAATTTGAAGTGGGAAGATTCGTTCCATAACCTCGTAGTCAATGTTGGCCTAAAGGACATGAACGACAAGTATTTCAGCGGTTCAAGCTATACCGCTGCATGGTACTTGGGTCTTGTGGATAACGCCGGTTTTTCTGCTTATGCTGCAGGGGACACCTTGGCTTCTCATGCAGGTTGGGCAGAGGAGTCCTCGTATTCTGGCAACCGTCCAGCGGTGACGTTTGGTTCGGCTACCACTGCTGATCCTTCGGTTATCACCAACTCTGCTTCGCCGTCGTCGTTTTCTATGACGGGCAGCGCGACCATTCGTGGGGCGTTTTTGGCTAGTGCAGCTACGGGCACCTCGGGTGTTTTGTTTTCAGCGGGTGACTTTACGGGCGGCAGCAAGACGGTTGCAAACGGCGATACGTTGAGCGTCACCTACACCTTCTCGCTTGATGCGGCATAAGGGGTAATTTATGGCAGCTCAATTTACCAGAGGCCAAACGGTCCAATATAACGGCGTGATGCCGGTTGGACCTGTGCTGGGTTTCCGCATGGAAGAGGATGGAACCATCTTCTGCCTGATTGAATGGACGGATGCTAACGGCAACACTCAACAACGCTGGTTTCCAGAGAGTGAACTGATCGCCGTTTCTTAAGCTAAAAGGAGGGTTTGGTGTTAGGAATAGCCCCGTTTTCAGCAGCGCCATTCTCCTCTTTAGCGGGGAATACGTTTACTGCTGACATCTCAGAGTCTGTGTCCGCTACGGCGGCTCAGGCTGTGTCGGCTATTTTTGCGCCATCCATTTCTGAAACAGTAAGCGCCTCAGTGACTCAGGCGGTGCAGGCAGATTTTGTTGCTGCCTTGTCTGAGACTGCGACAGGTTCGGATAGCTTAGCCGCTACGGCTGACTTTGTTGCTGCTTTGTCAGAGCTTGTTTCTGGCACGGCCACTTTTTCTGCTCAAGCAGATTTTGTATCGGCTTTTGCTGATTCTGCATCGGCCTCTTCTTCTGAAGCTGCTTCCGTTAATTTTGTTGCTGCATTGGCAGAAGCGTCTACAGGCAGCGATGCTCAGACAGTTTCGGTGGTGTTTAGTGCCGAGGCTGCTGAGTCTGTTTCTGGGGATGACATACCGACGGCCACGGCGGACTTTATTGTGGCGCTGTCTGAATCGGTTACGGCTCAGGATGTCATATCTGCGGTAGCTACCTTTATTGGGAGTCTGAACGAGAGTGTGGCGTCAGACGCCACATTTGCCTGTACTGCTGCTTTTGTTGGTTTGGTATCAGAAAGCGCTACGGGTTCTGATGCCTTTACTGGTGGATTTTTGGCTGTTGCGAATCAAGATGAAAGTGCGGATGCTTCAACAACGCAGACTGTAGCAGCCACCATAAATGCTGCTAGGTCGGAAGAAGCGGACGCTTCGTCTACTTTTAGTGTCATAAAGACGGTCAACAGCAACGTCACTGGTGTTCAATTGACTGTGAATCTTGGGACGATACTAATTTGGGCGCAGATTGATGATAATCAATCGCCAAATTGGGTGCAGATTGATGATACGCAGTCTTCTGGCTGGGTACAGATTGACGATAGTCAGACCCCGGGCTGGTCATAAGGATACAAAATGGCTTTCGTATTAGCTGATCGGGTAAAGGAAACCACTGCTACCACGGGGACGGGCACGGTTACATTGGCTGGAGCTTCGTCCGGCTATCAGTCGTTTTCGGCCATCGGTGATGGAAATGTTACCTATTACACCATTGTTGACCCGGTTGCCGGGGATTGGGAAGTGGGCATTGGCACGTACACCGCCTCTGGTACTACGTTGTCTAGGGATACCGTTTTAGACTCTAGCAATTCGGGGTCGGCGGTCAATTTTGGGTCGGGCAGTAAGGACGTTTTTGTCACTTACCCGGCAGGGCGTTCGGTTGTAGGTGGCATGGGCTATATTGAGAACAAGGCCACGGTGACTGAATCTTCAACAATCAATACTGGGCATAACGCTATTAGCGGCGGGCCGGTGACCTTGGATAGTGGGGTTACGGTAACGGTGCCTAGTGGAAGTGTGTGGACTATTGTATGAGTCTGTTGTACCATATGCAGGGCGGATGCCCATTTTTAGGGGGTAAAAATGGCTTATACCAGTAGCCTCAGGCTAGAACTTCCAGTAACCGGCACTTTGTCGGGTACGTGGGGTGATCGCGTCAATGAGGGTATTACCAAGCTGCTTGATGCGTCGGTAGCTGGCACTGCTGCGGTTACCCATGATGATTCGGCAAATTACACGCTAACGTCTAATAATGCTGCGTCAGATGAAGCGCGGCAGATGTTTTTGAACATTGGCGGCACCCTTACGGCAGCTCGTAATGTGGTATGCCCTTCGGTATCTAAACTGTATTTTGTTAAAAACGCCACTTCTGGCGGGTTTGCTGTAACACTTAAGACTTCAGCAGGAACCGGGATCACTGTTCCTAATGGTGACATTGCGGTTTTGTACTGTGATGGAACGAATGTTGTCAATGCCATATCCAACTTTACGGCGCTTAATATAGCCAGCGCCAATATTGATGGTGGGACGATTGATGGCACTGTTATTGGCGGAACCACCCCGGCTGCGGTCACTACATCGTCTTTGACTGCCACTACGGCCAATATTGATGGTGGAACGATTGATGGCACGACGATTGGCGGGTCTTCGGCTGCTGCAGCTACGGTCACTGTTCTGACGGCTACGTCGGATTCGACTTTTAGCTCAACGGGGGCCGTAAAGATTTCTTCTGGCACCACGGCTGAACGTCCTACCCCTGCTTCTGGTCAGATCCGATTTAATTCGGATGATGCTAAATTTGAGGGGTATGACGGATCGGCATGGGGCCAACTGGGCGGAGGCGCAACCGGCGGCGGTGGAGACGCTGTGTTCGTTGAGAACGACCAAACCGTAACCACCAACTACACCATCCCGGCAAACAAGAACGCGATGTCCACCGGGCCTGTCACAATTAACTCAGGCGTCACTGTCACTGTTCCGACAGGTAGCCGCTACGTTGTAATCTAAGGGGTAGATATGAGTATAGTTTTAAATGGAACGACAGGGATTACCTCAACAGTCATTACTGAGACTTCTGATGGCAACGTAGGAATTGGCACGAGTTCTCCTATACGTAAACTTACTGTATCTCAAGCTGGTACTGCTGAATTTGTCCTTCAAGACACTACTCGTGCAGTAGATGGTAGAAACTTTCGTATATTTTACGACAACGGCGGTCTTGCTTTTGGGACACTGAATGACGCTGGTACTGCTGGCACCGAACGCATGAGCATCGACTCCGCAGGTCGGGTCACGATGCCGTATCAGCCAGCTTTTTTAGCAACCTGCAATACAGGAAATGTTTTTGCTGTAAATGATATAGTGTTTAATTCCGTTATTACAAATATAGGCGGTCATTATAACTCGTCAACTGGGGTATTTACTGCTCCAGTTGCAGGTATGTATCAGTTCAATCATGTTGGTCTTAGTATGAATACTGGTAGTTCATTGACGATTGCTTTTAAGATTAACGCAACTATTACGCAATGGATGTATTCTAACGGGGCAACCGATTATAGAAACGCTTGTTTTTCTACGGCAGTCTATCTTTCAGCAAATGATACTGTAAAACTAACAGTCACAACTGGTACTTTATACGCTCTTGGTGATGGTGGCAACCCAAGGTTTTCAGGCTTCTTAATCGGCTAACTCAAAGGAAAAATTATGACAACTTACACAATTACTCTCAGCGATGCCGAAGACAAAGCACTTCATGTCGTCGCCATGTCAGCTCAAGACTGGATTGACAACGCAGTACACGAGCGTTGCCGCCTTGCTATCGAAGAAATCGTAGCGGCTGAAGTCCAACGCAAACTAGCCGCTGGTGAATCAATCACTGGCTCTAAGAACGACATCGTTATGGCGGCTAACGTGGAATCTGCGGCAGAACGTCAGGCTCGCATGGAAGCTGAACAAGCGGCACGGCTGGCAGAAGCTGGAGGCGCGTAATGTCTAAAGTAGCAATTCAGGGCAACGCCAGCGGAACGGGTACAGTTACCCTAGCAGCGCCCAACACCAACACCGACTACACGGTCAACCTGCCAAGCGATAGCATTGCCACGCTGACTGATGGCGCTACCATCACGCCCGACTTTGCTACGAACAACAACTTCACC